TATTCCTTTGGTCATATAATTGTACAGGCTGTATTCCGCGTAAGGATCGTTTCGGAATTCTTCGCTGTTCATTACCTCCAGCGCGCCGTGGTACAGTTCAAAGGCCACATTCAGCTTGCAGATCCCCATCCGGCAGGCCTTTCGCAGATTTTCATCCCCGGTGCCGGAACCGCCGTGCAAAACGAGCGGGACGGGAACGCTCCGAAAGCTAAGTCAGCCGCAAAAAAGACGGAGAATTTAAGCGCGGAGCAATATCAACAGATCATTGACGCATATAACGACAACTGCGGAAAATTACCGAAAGCCACTAAGCTTACCGACAAACGCAAATGCGCCATACGCATTTGCCTTGAACAAGGCTTCACTTTGGACGATTTCCGCGCCGCCGTTAAAAAGGCGGCATTGATTCCGTTTTTTAACGGCAACGGTGACAGAAATTGGCGCGCTAACTTTGATTTTATTATCAAACCCGATAATTTACAGAAAATTGTCGAGGATACTTACGGTTCGTGGCAGGAAAATTCACATAGCTTTGATACCAATAAATTGTTTGAGCATGCTATGAATACGGTACCTAAATTATGAAACGGTGATACATATGAAAAAACTGAAACAAATAATATTCCTGTTGACGGTGCTTGCAATGTTCCTGATCGCCGGCAGCTTGGACTGCGGGGAGATATCCTTAGAAGCGGCTGCCGTATCGTCCGCCTTTAATTTTACTATCATGGCTTGGAGCGGGTTTTCGTCGGGGCTGCTGGCGGTATACGATAAGAGAAAATAATAAACATAAAAGAGGTTACGGACGTTTGTCCGTCACCGTGTACCTTTATCCATTGAAAAGATTGTTTAAGTATCCGGCGGGGCAAGGCACAACATTCCATGCCATATTATTGAATACTTGGATCATTTTGTCGTAATATCCATAAATGAATTTAAGATCTTTTTTGGAAAGTGCTTCTTCCGGCACAATGCCGTCAGAAAAAACATAAACCTTAACGTTTTGAACTCCTACATGGCAATGCGGATAGCCGTGTTCCAATGTATTGTGTATCTCAATTACCGGATTTACTTTGGGTTCTGTAATTCTCATTGCAATAGCTCCTTTCAATTTATTCGGTAGTTTTACCGTACACACAGCATATCACATTTTAAGTGCAGACAAAATATATTTTCATATATCAATTGTTTTTTATCTTATCCAAAACGATATGGCTACTATACTATTATACATAGTATTTTGAAAACTTAGGCGTACTGCCTTTTATGCCGGTAATGGGATATTAACAAATCAACTAATTTCGGGAATGGAGAAAAAAGGAAATGAAATGCAGATACAGAGAAAAAAGAATCTCATCGGGTATGCGTGAAGAAATTTTTATCTATCCCGAATTTGCAAAGGCAAAAAAAGGGAAACGCGCTTCAAAATACAAAGCTTCTTCCGAAACCCAGCAGCGGCTTAATAATAAAAATGCAGTCCGTAAGCTTGCGAGACTGATAAACTGCAATTTCGGAAAAAAAGATGTTCTTGTGACTGTCGAGTATCAAGACTGGAACAGACCGGATACACTGGAGCAGGTTCAAAAGGACATTCGGGACTATATTCGCCGTCTGCGTTATTATTACAGAAAAAACGGCAGCGTTCTGAAATACATAATCGTTTTTGAAGCGGGAGAACTTCGCGGCAATTACCATGTGCATATTTTTTTGAGCGGCGGACTTGACCGTGATAAGATCGAAAGCTTATGGGGACGCGGCTGCGCGAACTGCAAAAGATTACAGCCCGATTATTTTCAGGGACTTGACCGCGTGGCGGGATATGTTTCAAAGTCTCCGCTTGGAAGTAAACGGTGGATACCGTCCAAAAATCTTGTCAAGCCTAAAGAGCGGGTGAAAACCATATCGCGCCGCAAAGCGGAGGAATTCCTTGACGCATTGCAGGATAAAGTCACGGCACACAAAGTTCTGGACGGCGCGCAGCTTCTCGGTATTGATGAGCTTGACAATGAGATCAACGGGTGTCTGTACGCGGTAGTGGATATTTTGCATACAGAGGAGGTAAAAAAGTGCAGGAAAAAGGAATAACCGTCCCGTGTCCCACGGAGGAGGTAGAGCAGATACAGCTTTTCGAGTGGGCGCGGTGGGCTTCGGGGAAATATCCCGAACTGGAGGATATGCACCACATACCAAACGGCGGCGGACGTTCCAAGTCGGAAGCGGGACGTCTTAAAGCTATGGGCGTGAAAAAGGGCGTGCCGGATATTTTTCTCCCGTGTGCGCGGGGAAAGTATCACGGAATGTACATAGAACTTAAGCGTCTGCGTGGCGGACGCGTCGAACCGGAGCAACGCGGCTTTCTGGAACGGCGTTCGGCTGCGGGTTATTACTGCGTTGTCTGTCGCGGTATGGAGGCGGCGCGGGCGGAGATTGTCAGGTATTTGGAGGGTGAAATCCAATGAAAAAAGACAGGGTGCGGGACTATGCGACTGAAGCGTTCCGCGACTATGCGCTGCTTAAATCGTCGGACAGTATATCCGAAACGCGGCGCATGGATATTGCGGCGGTGGAAAATACGCTGAAATATTTTGAGGATAAAAAGCCGTGTGTTGTTTCGGCGGTCAAAGCTGTGTATTTTACCGACGCGGGTGTGCCGTTTCGGAAGAACACGGTTACTTTCCGCGTGCGCGATTTTGCTATTTCGGAACATACAAACGAACGTGACGTATACCGTGACTTAAAGGCGGCGCGGAATAAATTTGCCGAATACCGCGGACTGACCGTTGGCTGAAAAAGTTGTCAGTAGTGGGTTCATAATTTGTGATAGAATTATAAGCGAGGACGGATATTCCGTATCTCGCTTTAGTATTTTGGTGATTTTATGGTAATGCTTACGGTCGAGCAGATAAAAAAGCTTATCGAGGATAACAGGCTTGATATTTTCTATAACTCTAAATTTTGGCGCAGATTTTCCCATGAGGTCAAACGAGAGCAGAACAACGAGTGTCAGATATGCAAATCCAAAGGCAGATATTCACCCGCAAAAATACTGCACCATGTCAAGCATTTGAAAGAGCGTCCCGACCTTGCGTACAGCAGATACTACACCGACGAAAACGGAGTGAAGCATAGACAGCTCCTTGCAGTATGTTTCCGCTGCCATGAGGAACTCCACGGCAGGACGTTCAAAGTCGGTACACGTCCTCGCAAAGGCTACACCAACGAGGAAAAATTCTGAAACCCATACCCCCCTCTCGAAAAAACGGCTTTCAAGAGGGGTCGGTACACCGCAGGGGACAATTAAGACAAGTTCGGGAGCAGGTCGCGCGTATCACACACGGGCGCACGCGCGTTTATGTAAATTTTTTGTGAAGTTGAGATTGAACGAAATTCAGTCTGGAAAAGGATTTTTACGAAAAGGAGATGTTCTATTATGGCTAAGCCCGCGCTGGATCAAGTTAAAAAAAGCATACTTGAACAGCTCGAAAAAAGAGGGAGTTTAGTAGCTGTTTTTGCGTCGTTAGTGGAGGATTATTGCGAATGGGAAAAGTCAGAACGCAAAATTAAGGCGCATCTTAACAAACTTAAAATCGGCACGGAAGAATGGGAAAAATATCATAAGTTTGCACAGAATGCATATAGCAGAAAAATGCTTGCGCTCAAACATCTTGATATAAAAACTACCAACATCATAAGCGGTGATGATGAAGAAATGTAACCCTCATATCCTCGAATATATCGAACTTGTCAAAAGTGGGAAATATCCTGTCTGCACGGAGCAGGTACAGCTTATTGATCTGGTGGAGCGGGTTCTCGGAGAGGACGGTGTATATATCGACGATGAGCAGCTTGAGAAATATCTAAGCTATCAGAAATATTTTCCGTATGATCTATTCCCTTGGGAGAAATTTTTATTTGCGCTGCACAACTGCACATACACGGCTGACGGTTTCCCGCGGTTCAGTCATTTAGTTATTTACGGCGGGCGCGGACTTGGAAAGAACGGATATTTAGCATTTGAAAATTTCTGTTTGCTTACAAATACGAATCCCGTAAAAAATTATAATATTTACGATTATGCCAATTCCGAAAAACAAGCAAAACGCTCTTGGAACGACGTTTACGAAATAATGAACGATCCCCAAAACAAGGCGAAACTATCACGTTTTTTCACATGGAATTCGGAGTGTATCAAAAATATAAAAACAGGGTCGGAATATTGGTACATGGCGAACAATGCCAAAACAGGCGACAGTTACCGTCCCGGAAAGGTCAATCACGATGAAGTACATGAGTTTGAAGATACCTCCGCACTGACAACAAGCATAACGGGTCTCGGAAAGGTAGATCAGCCGCGGCGTACTACCTGCACCACTGACGGGGACGTTCGGGGCGGATATCTTGACGATCTGCTTGGAAAATGCAGAAAGATACTGAACGGCGAAGTCCCCGACAACGGAACGCTTCCGTTTTTATGTCATGTGGAAAGCGAGGCGGAAATAACCGATCCTGCCATGTGGTACAAGGCTAATCCCAGCTTGCAGTACCGTCCCACGCTTATGTGGGAAATCAAGCAGGAGTTGGGAGACTATCTCGAAAACCCTATTGCACATTCCGCGTTTGCAACAAAGCGAATGAATTTTCCGCCAAAGGAAAAAGAGGGCGGTATCGCAAAATGGGAGCAGATAGAGGCTACAAATCAGCCAATCATTGAAAGTCTGCTGAAAAACCGTCCATGTATCGGGGCGGTGGACTATGCGAAAACAAACGACTTTGTTTCGGCGGGACTGCTTTACTTTGTGGGCGGAAAATATATCTGGGTAACTCACACATGGGTCTGCACCAATTCCGCCGACCTTAAAGCAAACCGCATAAAAGCCCCTTTGCGGGTCTGGGAAAAAGCCGGACACCTTACGTTTGTGGACGCGCAGGAAATTCCCCCGGAGCTTCCTGCGGTATGGATCGCAACCGAGGCGGCGCGGCGTGGGTCGGTAATAATAAAATTTGCTATCGACTTTTATCGGTTCGCATGGCTTAGGCGTGCGCTGGAATCGGTAAATATTACGGGCGACAAGAAAAACGGAAAGGTCATGTTTGTACGTCCCTCTAACGAGATGATGATTTCCCCGATCATAACGTCGGGATTTGTAAACAACCTTTTCGTGTGGGGAGATAATCCGCTCATGCGGTGGGCGGCGTGGAACAGCAAGCTTGTAATGTCCTCCAACGGTAATATAACTTACGGCAAGATAGAGCCTAAAAGCCGCAAGACAGACCCGTTCAAGGCGTTTGTAGCGGGTATGTGCTTTTCTGACGAACTGGAGAAATACGACAAGGCACAAAGGCAGCTTAGCACTATTCCGTTTAAAATAAATATTTATTGATCTTATTGGCAGGTGAAAAAATGACATTTAGAGAATTTCTCGGAAGTTTCTTTAAAAAACCGTCGAAATCCGTGTCGGGAGACGTTGCGTCCGAAAGCGGAAGCTATGAGGAGCTTTACACGGGAGCAATAAACGTCTTTGCGGTTTTCGCGGTAATTGATATGGTCGCTTCCCTTTGCGCGGCGGCGGAGCTGAAAACCTACAGGGACGGAAAGCCGTTCAAGGGCTTGGAGTGGCACAATCTCAACATTCGCCCCAACGTCAACCAATCGGCTACGGAATTTTGGAAAGAGGCATATTCAAAACTGCTTTATGAGGGAAAGCTTCTTGTTGTTCCGATCGGCGGTCAGAAAATTATCGCGGACAGCTTTTCCGTTGATGAATACGCGCTGCGGGAAAATGTTTTCACCGGAGTGACCCGCGGGTCGTTTACGTTCAACAAGGCGTTCCAATCCTCCGAAGTGTTTTACGTACAATACTCAAACCAAAATGTCAAGCCGATTATCAACGATGTGCTTTCGGTATATTCGGCTTTGTACAGCGAAGCAGCGAATAACTATATACGTTCCGGCGGCTCTAAAGCCATTATCGAGGTCGATACGCTTCCTGCGGGCGATCCTAAGCTGGAGGAGGAATACAGCAAATCAATAAATAAGCGAATGAGGGAATTTAACAGAGCGCGGGACGCAACGCTGACGTTGTTTCAGGGTATGAAGTATACCGACCTTAAAGGCAGCGGCGGCGGTAAAGAGATTTCCGACATAAAGAGCATTTTCGACGGTGCGGTAACGCGTGCAGCGCAAGCGTTTAAAGTCCCGCCCCAGCTGGTGCTTGGTGAGGTATCGGGCATAAACGACGCTATCGACTATATGCTGACGGTCTGCATTGACCCTTTGCTTAATGTGGTTTCTGAGGAGCTTTCCGGTAAAGAGTTCTCCCCGGACGAATATATTTCCGGAAGCTTCATCGCGGCGGATACCACGAACATAAAGCATATTGACATATTCAGCCTTGCGCCGAATATCGAGAAGCTTATTTCCTCCGCGTTTGCAAACGTTGACGAAACAAGAGAACGCGCGGGACTGCACCCCACAGGCGAAGATTGGGCGCAGGTGCATTTCTGTACAAAGAATCAGGAACCTATCACGAATCTTAACATAATGGGTGATACATCGGGAGGAGGTGAAAAATCATGAATAAGTTTTTTGATTTGAAAATGAACGCCAATACCCCGAAAACGCTGGACTTGTACATCTACACCAGCGTTGAAAGCGACTACTGGGATTGGTGGACGGGTGAGCAAGTGGAAAGTCAGACCAGCGCGGAGCATATCCGCAAGGAGCTTGAAGCGGCGAGCGATGTTACCCAAATCAATATTTACATCAACAGTCTTGGCGGGTCGGTCATGGAGGGCATGGCGATCTACAATCAGCTCCGCAGACACAAGGCGCACAAGACGGTGTACGTTGACGGCTTCGCTTGTTCGGTGGCTTCGGTAATTGCTATGGCGGGGGACGAGGTTATAATGCCCTCCAACACCATGATGATGATACACGCGCCCCTGCTTTGCGTTCGGGGACATTCCTCCGACCTGCGGAAAGCTGCCGACGAGCTTGACAAAATTTCTTTGTCTACCATGCAGGCGTATCTTCAAAAGGCGGGCGGAAAGCTTACGGCGGAAAAGCTTATGGAGATGTACGAACAGGAAACATACTGGAGCGCGGCGGAATGTATTTCGCTGGGACTTGCAGACAGAATGGCGGACGCAGATATTGACCTTGAAGCGGCAATCGCGGCTTTGGAAACTTCCGAAAACGGCGAATGCAGACAGATGATCGACAGGCTTAAAACCGCGGCTGCAAAGGCAGCGATCCCTCCCTCAACGGAGCAGATCGGAAGTCTCATTTTGCAGTCAACTGCAAATATGGAACAGACAGAGGCTGAACAGTCCGAAAATACGGACATTCCTGCTTGTCCCAAATTGACTGGCTGCGCGGATATGGGACAAGCCGAATCCTCCAAAACGGATTTTATTTCCATAGCGGAAAATAAAATAACAAAATTTTTTAGATTATAGGAGATGTGAAAAATGCCAACTTTGAACCTTGACAAACTGAAACAGAAAAAAGCGGAATGCTCTGCGGCTATCGTTACGGCTATGAAAGAGCAGGACGAAAACAAGCTTGACGCGGCTCTTGACGGTTACTCGCAGTTTATAAGCGAGGCGGTACAGACGGAGCTTGCCGCGGCGGGAAACGGCGCGATAGACACGGTCGTACTTGCGACGCGCGGTATCCGTCAGCTTACACAGTCGGAAACGGATTTCTATGCAAAATTTATTGAAGCGGCGAAAGCCTCCGACCCTAAGCAGGCTATTAAAAACGTAAACGAGGCTATCCCCGTGACGGTTATTGATACGGTCATTGATGATATCCGCAAGGCGCACCCGCTGCTTGACTGCATTAACTTCCGCAACACATCGCTGTACACAAAGTACATATACAACAAGACAAGCAAACCCGCCGCGGTATGGGGCAAGGTCACTTCCGCTATCACCAACGAGCTGGAGGGCAACATTGAATATTTTGATGTGGAGCTTAAAAAGCTTACGGCGTTTATGTATATCCCTAAGGATATGCTTGACCTTGGTCCCGCTTGGGTCGACCGTTTTGTCCGCGAACTGCTTTCGGAGTTTATCGCGCTTAGCGTTGAGACTGCTGTGGTTGACGGCGATGGAAACGACAAATACATCGGCATGACTCGCGACGTTTCGGACACTGCTTCGGTCGTTGGCGGCGTATATCCCCGCAAGACGGCTGTCAAGCTTAGTAAGCTTTCCCCTGCCGCTCTGGGCGGTATCCTTGCGGAGATCGCGAAAAATATTGACGGCACGGCGCGTCCCGTAGTCAACCCTATCTTTGTGGTAAATCCTTTTGACTACTTCCAAAAGGTCATGCCCGCGACAACCGTTCTGGGTATGGACGGTACATACCGCAACGACGTACTCCCCTATCCTATGCAGATAATCCAGTCGGCGGCGATCGAGGAGGGCAGCGCGGTCATAGGCTTGCCCGAAAGATATTTCGCGGGTATCGGCATGAGCAAGGACGGAAAGATCGAGTATTCCGACGAATACAAGTTCCTTGAAGATAACCGCACCTATGCGGCGAAATTCACGGGCAACGGTCGTCCCCTTGATAACAATGCTTTCGTGCTTTGCGACGTTTCCGAACTTGCGGCGGCGGCTCTGGAGGTCGTGCTTGTTGACAAGTCGGGTGCGGCTGACGGCAAATCGGAAACTACAGATCCTCCCAAATGGGAAGATCAGTCGGGGGAATGACCGCCGCTGCTGATATAACAATTTTCACAAGAACGGAGCTTGAAGCGATGACAAAACAAAATCTTCTTGATATCGCTTCCGCCCGCGGTGTGAATATTGGCAGCGGCTCTTTAAAGGCGGATATTGTAAACGCTATCCTTGAAAATCAGGGAAACGAGGTCGTATAAATGCTTGCTCTTAAAGACGTAAAAAATTACCTCAATATCACTTGGGAGGACGAAGACACGGACGGCAGAGTCAAAGGAGCTGCCGCCCGCGCCCAGTCCTCCGTAAGGGAACTTATAGGCGCGGTCCGGCTGCAATTTGTTGACTTTTCCGCGGAAGAATCCACAGACAGCGAAAGCAGCGGCACGGAGGCGGAACAGCTTTTCCTTGACGCTTGCCGTTATATCTATAACGACGCTTACGAGGATTTCCGAAAGAATTTTGCGGAGACGATCATTTCCCAGCGTATAAAATATTCGGTGCTTGCGAAGCGGAAAGAGCGGGAGGAACGGGAAAATGCTTGAAAAACAGGTATCCTTTAATGACGGCATTGCACACATCTACACGGTGGAAAACGCCGCTTTGCCCGGTGACGCGCCCGCGGACAAGCTTACAAATCGGCGCACTGCAAGGTTTGAAAACAGAACTGTCGGCGCGGTGCGGTTCTTTACGGCGAAACAGGCGGACACAAAAATTGACCGCATGATAATGATACCTAAAAAAATCGAGGTGTCCCCGCAGGACGTTGTTATCCTTGTAAGCGAAGACGAAAACCAGTACAGCATTGAGCAGGTACAGAACAAAACCGACACCCGTCCGCACACTAAGCTTTTGTCCCTGCGGAGATTGGAGAGCAATTATGACTTTGCGTGAATTCCGTAATGTTTTATGCAGTATCCCCGACGTTTCCGTTTATCATCAAAAGGCGCACAAATCGGCGAATAACTATATCGTCTGGCAGGAAATCAAGAGCTTATCCCTTGACAGTGTTACTTCCGAAAAAGGAATGCGTATCGCTGTTGATTTTTACACAAAAAAAGAATACAGCGGCACCCCTGCGGAAATTACCTCCGTGCTGTCGTCGTATGACGATATCTGCATTGACGATCCCATTATTGATTATGAGGACGATACGGGATTTACCCATTATGCGTATACGGCGGAGGTGTTCGGCGGTGGCTAAGTTTTCGGTGAACGGCATTGATTCTTTGGCTGCCGATTTAAAGCGGTTGGGTCAGCTCGATAATGAGAAGCTGGTTTCTGATATGCTTGACGCGGGCGCGGAAGTCATTGCTGACGAATGGATACACGGCATACTGGAAGCTACTAAACCTGACGGACGCTCAACGGGAGATATGGCACGCAGTGTTGCGCCGACAAAAGGTATAAAAAAGATCGGCGACGTATCGGCAAAGGAAATTTATCCGCAGGGCAAGGACCGCAAGGGCGTTCGGAATGCTGAAAAGGCATTTATCCTGCATTATGGAAAAAGCGGACAAACCCCTACACGTTTTGTTGATGCGGTGGAAGAATCAGCCGAGGACAAAGCGGTATCGGCTATGGAAGATGTTTTTAATAATTACTTAGAGAAAGAGGGTTTTTAATTATGGCTATGATCGGACTTAAATATCCCATCGCGGCACCATGCAATAATTACATAAAAGGCAGGTACCCCGAAATTGAACCGGGTACGGCTTTCGTTGTGGGAAAGATGATATCGGCGGACAAAGAGATCAAGTTTTCCGATAATCCCCTTTGGGCTGACGATGAAAAGGCGGAGGACAATTACGCGTTTGAGGAGGGTACGCTGAAGATCTGCGTGGATCACATGACCCTTGAAGCGCAGGCGAAGATGTACGGACACGTTTACACGGCGGCTGACAACAGCGAACCCGAGAAGCTTGTAAAAGGCGGTTCGGACACTCCGCCTTATCATGTGTTCGGGTACTTTAAGACCCTTATGAAAAACAACAAAAAGCTTTATCAGGTCACTATCGTCTACAAAACGAAATTCAAGCCGCCTAAAGAAAGCGCGAAAACGAAAGAGAAGTCCATTTCGTGGGGTACTTACGAAAGTGAGGGTACGATCGAGACGCTTTCCGGTTTTGAGAATGATCCTTATGAGGAGGTAACACAGTTCTCTACCGAAGAGGAGGCGCGGAAATATCTTGAAGATTATTTCAAGCTTTCCGCCGACAGCGGTACGGATAATGTAAACGACAATTCCGAGGGCCTCGGAGGTGCTGAAAATGAGCAGGTCTAAAATTATCGAGATAGACGGAAAAAAGATTGAACTGTTTTTCTCCACATGGACGCTTATGCACATTTCGGAGCGGACCGGCGGAGATATAAACGGTTTGGGCGAATGGCTTAACAATGGGGGCAATACTGCCGAAATGCTGGCGCGGTTCAGCTACATACTTGCCGATCTTGCAAACGGCGCGGTAATCAAACACAATGCGGATATTTCTCTGGGCTTGGAGCAGGGCGATAAAAAACCGCTTTTCCCCGACGATTACTTTATAAACATTCTCAACGTTTCCGATATCCTGACCTACCGCGAAGAAATTTTCGCGGCTCTCAATCTGGGGTCTGAATATGAGATACCCGACGGCGTGGAGCTGACGGAAAAAGACCCCGACCTTGCGGAGATCGAACGTGAAAAAAAGGAGGAACGGCGTGCGGCAACCTAACCGCCGCGCGCCTGTTCCAGCGAGGATATTGTCTCGGAATGAACTATCGGGAGATAAATAACACTGCACCGGGAGAAATAATTCAAATGTGGCTTTTTAAGGTAGGCGAATAATATGGCTAAAAGAGAGATCGGCACGTCCTTGAAGCTGGACGGTGAAGCGCAGTTCAAGACGGCGATCACAAATATAAATCAGGAGCTGCGGGTGCTTGCCTCAGAAATGGGGGCGGCGGTATCGTCCTTTGACAAAAGCGGCGCGTCGATCTCTGACCTTAAAAGCAAGGGGGATATTTATGCAAGGCAGCTTGATTCCCAAAAGGAAAAGCTGTCGGTTCTGCAATCGGCTGTTGAGACGGCGCGGACGGCGCAGGAAAAGGCGATTCAGACCGCGGCGGAAATGGCTGAAAAGTACGGCGCGAACAGTAACGAAGCGAAAAAGGCTTCCGAGGCTGTAGCGGTTGTTACCAAAAAGCTGAACGATTATCAGATACAGGCAAACAATACCACGAAAAATATCAATCAGCTTGAGGCGGCGCAGCGGGCGAATACCACGGAACTTGAAAATTTCCAATCAAAGCTTGACAGCGCACAAATCGACAAGCTTACAAATAACATAAAATCCTTTGATAGTGAATTGAATCTGCTTGCTTCCGAACTTGGAAAAGTCACATCTTCATATGACAAAAATAAGGCAAGCGCAGAAAATCTTAATAGGACTAACGAGGTGCTTGAAAAGCAGTCGGCAGCCCAAAAGGAAAAACAACAGGCATTGAATGCCGCTATTTCGGAAGCAAGTAATATTCTTCAAAGTGCAAAAATAAGGGCTGCTGAAATGGCTGATAAATACGGTGAAAACAGCGTTGAAGCTGAAAACGCCGCGAAAGCTGTTGCAAAAGCTGAGGGTGCGCTGAATGACTACCAAATACAGGCAAACAATACCACAAAAAATATAAATCAGCTTGAAGCGGCGCAGAAAGCTAACAATAAGGAAATCGACAAACTACGTTCCAAAAATCTTAAAAGTATTTTGGAGGGAATTGCAAGCGGAGCAAAATCCGCAGCTGACGGTATAGGCAAGGTCGTAAGCGCAACCGCTAAAATTACTGTCGGGGCAATTAAAACATATACCGCTTCAATAACTGCGGCAGGCGCAGCGGTCGTCGGACTTGCCAAAAGCAGTATTGACACAGGAAAAGCTTTTGACAGCTCCATGTCGCAAGTGGCGGCTACTATGGGAACGACCGTAGATCAGATAGAGTTCCTTGCGGACGCGGCGAAAGAAATGGGAGCAACAACCTCCTTTACCGCTTCCGAGGCGGCTGACGGACTTAATATACTTGCAATGGCGGGGATGGATATGAAAGAAGCCGTAACCGCTTCGGCGGATTCGGCTTCGCTGCTTGAAACGACCTTGAACATGGCTTCTGCGGGTGCATTGTCGCTCGAAGATTCCGCCGGATATTTAACCGGCACTTTAAAGGGCTTTGGCGATGAAGCTTCAAACGCACAGTTTTATGCCGATCTTATGGCTAAAGGTGCAACACTGGCTAACACAAGCGTTGGAGAATTGGGAGCTGGTTTGTCGGGCATATCGGCAACAGCCAGCTCTTACGGTCTGAAAGCCGACTCAATGACGTTATCGCTTCTAAAGCTTGCCGACGCAAATGTCACGGGTGAAAAAGCCGCAACCTCCCTTAAAGCGGCTATGTCTAACCTTTACACGCCGACCGATACCGCTAAAAAGGCTTTAGACAGTCTGGGAGTTTCCGCATATGACACCAACGGAAGTGCAAGGGATTTCAACACGGTAGTTGACGAGTTAAGCAATGCGCTGTCAGGACTTTCCGACGAGGAGGCGAACGCATATAAAAACTCCATTTTCGGCATACAGGGACTTGACGCTTTTAATAAAATGGCGAACACCTCTGCCGACAGCGTTGAAAAATTCAAAAATGGTTTAGCGGAGGCTGGCGGCTCAACGGCTGAACAGGCGGCTACACAGCTTAACAATCTGGAGGGTGACATAACTCTTTTAGGCAGCGCGGCAGACGGCGCAAAAATGGCTATATATGACGCTCTGAACGGTACGGAAAGCAGATTGCGGCAATTTGTACAGCAAGGAACGCAGGAAATAACCAATCTTACGGCGGCTTTTGAAAGCGGCGGCATTGAGGGAGCGGTACAGTACATACAGGACATTATCCCTATGATAGGAGAAAATTTTGCAAACGGCATTTCCGATATGCTCCCGACGTTCCTAAGCAGCTTTAACGGCATTGTTCTTGCCATAGTGCAGTCTGTTTCGGAAACATTGCCGACTGCTGTAAATTCCATACTGCCTGTGTTTATAAGCGGCTTTAACGGACTTGTAAGCGGTCTTGTACAGAAAATGCCGTCCTTTGTTCCTACGCTTCTTAAAGGCGCGGTAACGCTGTTCCGCGGAATATTGGACGGGCTTAATCAGGTCATTGCACAGATAACGCCCATGCTTCCGCAGATCGTTTCCGATATTTCGGGTGCGTTTTCGGAGAACGCTCCCGCGCTTGTTTCGGGTGCTGCACAATTTTTTGCGGGTATAGTTACCGCTATTGCGGAGGTTATCCCCTCTATCATTACGGCGGTAGTTGAAATAGTCCCGCTTATATGCAATTCTATCATAGAAAATATTCCGCTGCTGATCGACGCGGGGTTACAGCTTTTTGTATCTCTTACGGAAGCATTGCCCGACGCTATTGTGCAGATCGTGGCGACATTGCCCGAAATCATAAACGGAATTATTTCCGCACTGCTTGAAGCCGTTCCGCAGATAATTCAGGCGGGAATTGATCTGTTTGTCGCGCTTATAAAAGCTTTGCCGGAAATCATTGCGACGATCGTTGAGGCTTTACCGCAAATTATAACGGGTATCGTTACCGCTCTTGTAGGAGCGATACCGCAGCTTATAGAGGCGGGTATAGATTTATTTCTCGGACTTATAGGCGCGCTCCCAGATATTATAATAGCTATTGTGGACGCGCTGCCGCAGATCATAGACGGAATAGTAACCGGACTGATAGAAGCGGCTCCCGAACTGGCACTTGCGGGAATTGATCTGTTTATCGCCATTATTACCGACCTGCCTAAAATCATTATTGGAATAGTGTCGGCGATACCTAAGATCATAAAGGGTATCATCGACGGATTCAAAGAGAATTTTTCAAAAATGGCTCAGATAGGCTCTGATATTATGTCGGGTATCGGAGAGGGAATTATCAACGGCGTTACTGCTGTCAAGGAAAAGATTTCCGTAGCGGGCGAAAAAATCATGAATGCCTTTAAGGATTTTTTTGGTATTCACAGCCCGTCAACAAAAATGAAAGAGGAGGTCGGATACAACCTTGCAGACGGTACGGCAGGGGGCTTTATTGAACAAATGGAGCGAAATACCAATGATATGAATGCTGCTGTACCTAAAGACTATACTATTGGTATTAAAATTACTGATGAAAAAACTGCTAAAAAAGCTATAGACACTATTGCTTCCGATTATAAAAAAGGACGGCTTACAGAGCAGCAGGCGGACAAGCTTGCTGTGGATACATTCAGGGACTGCGAACAGAAAAAAATTGACATTCGTCAGTACACTATTGAAAAAATTACAGCAATGCGCAAGGACGAAGCTGATAAAAACCGCGATCAACTGGAAAAAGACTTGAAAGCCGAAATTGCTGCATATGAAAAGCAATCGGAAGAACTCAGCAAGGCTATACAAAAAACCGCCGAAAATTTTACCGAAAGTTATAAATCAATGTACACCTTTGAAAAAGACGATGACGGAAATATCATTTCAGCAAAAGTCACAAATAAAATGCGCGAAGCAACAAAGGAGCTTGATAATTTTAATGCTGAGATTGAGAAATTACAGGAACGAGGCATAAGCAGCGGGCTGTTAAGTCAACTTGACGGTATGTCAAAGGACGAGGGTGCGGCAGTTGCGGAATACTGGAATACTTTAAGCGATAAGCAATTAAAAGCTCTTGAAAAGAACTGGGAAAAATACCAGCGTTCCGCAAATAAGCTTTCGGAACGGCTTCACGCTGAGGAAACAGAAAAAGCGGCTCGTGATATGCTTGAAAATATAAACGCAGTTATAACCGACAGCAGCGCGGTTCTGGACGATATGGGCTTACAGATCATGGCAGGCTTGAGAGAGGGTATGACCGGAAATGCAGCCGGTGAGCAGATCAAAGAAGTTTGCGACAGCATTATAAGCCGTTTCAAAGAGTACTTCGGCATCGCCTCCCCCTCTAAGGTCATGAAAAAAGAGATAGGTCTTAACCTTGCTGACGGTGTGGGCACGGGCTTCACGGAACAGATGTCAAAGATATCCGCAGATATGCAAAAATCGGTACCCACAAGCTTTGACTTTGACGTAGAAGTGGACGCGGCTGCAACAAGGCGGAAGCGGTACGGTGCAGGCAGCGGAAACGATAGGAGCGGATTTAGCTATACCCAGATAATCAACAGTCCCAAAGCACTTGACACTGCTACTATCAACAGGCAGACAAGACAGGGCTTACAGCTTGCGTCGGTAATAAGATAGGAGGCATGACTTGAAAAGACAATTGATATTATCGGAAATTTCTCCGGACGGCGAAACGGCGGAGCAGGTCGATCTGTACAACGATGTCGGTATACGGATAGTTTCCGCGGACGGTATCGGATTTTCTTCCGACATTTCGTCAATAAAGTTATACGACCGCGACGGAAGTCTATATCAAAACAGCATACTTCCGCAGCGAGGTATATCTCTTGTGGTTCGGTATATCGGAGCGAAATGGAAGCATGAACGCAGTAAGCTTAGGCTGAACAGCCTGCTTGACAGCAAAAAGGAACTTCGCCTCCGCTGCATAACCGACAACATAGACGTATACATACAGTGCCGAACGGAGCAGGTCAGCACGCCGCCCAACACGTATCCAATGGTAACGCAGATATCCCTCATATGTCCCGACCCGTACTGGAGGAAAAGCGGCGATAATTCCGTAATTATGGCGGGACTGATTCCTCTGTTTGAATTTATTATCGGCATTCCCGAAAGCGGAATGGAGTTCGGGGATATCAAGGCGGGTACTATCACCGACCTTTGGAACGGCGGAACGGTCGAAAGCGGCGTGCTGTTCACCATAACCGCAAAAGGATTCTGCACAAGACCAAAGCTTACAAATATCCGCACGGGTCAGTTTATTGAGATCCCCGCTCTTGTTATGAGCGCGGGTGACGTTCTGGAGATATGCACGGAGCGCGGCAAAAAAGGTGTTTGGCTCACAAGCGGCGGAGTTCGGCAAAGCTGCATTGACCGCTGCGCGGACGGTTCGGAATTTTTCCGGCTTGCCTGCGGAAGCAATCCTATCAAGTACAGCTTTGGAAGCGGCGGATATCAGTCCGCGGAAATAATCTGCAAATTCGATACAAAATATGGAGGAATATAAATTATGTATCTTATTGTATATGACTCAAAATTAAACGAACTTGGAGTGATCGACGAATTCAAGTCGCTGATCTGGACTCCGAGGTTCTATGAGGTCGGAAGCTTTGAGCTTCGCGCACCTATGACGGAAAACAATATTGAGCTGCTTAGGAAAAACAGATATCTGCACCGCCCCGACGTCGAAGAAACGGTATTTATAAAATCTATCAATGAAGCCGCGCAGGACGGCGAACTGCTTATTATTGTTTCAGGCGCTTTTCTCGAGGGGTTGCTTGATAAGCGGACAATTACTCACAAGGGGTATTTTTCGTCTCTGCGGGATACTCTCAAAATGTATCTTGAAGATATACAGGGGGAATATTTTTTCGGATACCGCGGTATGTCGGTTGAGATACCGGACAATGAGGATATTAATAACTGGGGCGGGGAATCGGTTATAGGAAAGAATCTGGGCGACTATACGAGATCGCTGCTACGCGCTGGGAACCGCACGGTTAAGATAGATTTTTACCCCGCGGAGAAAAGAATGGTGTGCAGAATAGTTTCGGGAACTGACCGTCCCGATGTTGTTTTCTCCTCTGAAAACCTGAATCTGTACAACACCGAATACAGCTATTCCGAGGAGGGCTGTTACAGTCTGGCAGAATGCCGCGCGGCAGTCAAAGATGAGGAGGCTGAACGCGATCCCTCCAAAGAAAATATGCTTTATGCGTCATTGGGCGGACGTGACTACGGCGGCGGTCAGGTATTGGGCGGGTTAGAGCTTACCAACTATTACGAAGAGATCGAGGCTGTTATCGTCAAGGAAGAAAAAACTACATACGACGATGAGGGCAATCCTCAGACCGTAATCGTCAAAAAGGTTGACTATGAGACCACTCACGAAAATTTGCTGTCGGTGTGCAAGCAGCATTACCAGCCCTATACCGAAAATCTTTCGGGTACGGCAGTCGGCGGCGGTTTCCGCCGTGAATGGCATTTAGGCGATATTGTTACTATTGAGGATACCGCCCGCAAAGCGTTATATCGAAAGCAGATCGAGGAGGCAACGGAGGTTTTCGAGGCGGGTACTGAAAGCGTTGACGTGGTATTCGGAGCGGCGATGCGCACGGTGATAGACCTCATAAAGGAAGTGAAAAAATAATGCGGAGCGGTTTTTTCAACAGTTATCTAGGCGACAGAAAATACAGCGCGGAGGATTGGGCGGACTATTTCCGTCAGTTTATCGGAAACGGTATTTACGCAAATCCCGCTACATCAATGCAGGTTCAGGCAACGAGCGGACTTACGGTTCGTATCGCGGCGGGAAGCTGTTTTATCAACGGCTATGCCGGTTACTCCGACGGCTCGGACGTGCTGAAATTGCAGTACGGAGGGACTTACCCGCGTATTGACAGGATAGTTATACGTCTTGATATGGCAACGCGGTCGGTATATCCTGCCGTCATCATGGGAAACGAGGCGGAAAATCCGTCTCCGCCCAATATTATGCGCAAGTCCTCAACATACGATATTTGCGTAGGAGAAATAACCGTAGGCGCAAACGTTACGGACATATATCCGTCCGATATCAAGGATATGCGGTTTGACGCTTCGGTCTGCGGCATCGTGGCGGGAGTGCTGAATCAGATAGATACCGAGGAATATATGTCGCAGATAATTTCGGCGGTCATGACAGCAACCAATCTTGCGCTTTCGCAGTCTGCGGCTGAATGGAATAAATTTCTGGATTCGGTGCTGGCAAAGGACGGAAACGTTATTGTCACCATGCCGAGCGAGGAACTGAAAAACGACGTTGCAATGCTGAAACGCAGACGCAGCGTTGCGGATATGTTCCGTGTCATTTAGGGAGGTGCTGAAATGATAAAGCTTCCGCGCGGAAACACGCTTGATCTGTCGGTCATGCTTTACGACTCAGACGGCGCGCCCTACCGCATGAAAGAAAAAGACTGCGCGCTCTTTACGGTCAAGCTCCGTGATGATATGTCTGAAAAACCTATTATTCAGAAATACATACTCCCCTCGGAATGCGGCGAAAAAGGCGAACTGCTGATACACCTTGACCCGCAGGATACGGTGTCTCTTGAAACTGGATATTATCTGTACGACGTTGCCGTCCTTATCGGAGGAAGGGATTTTTACACCGCTGTTGTTGCGGAAACGTTCCGGATACTTCCCGCTCTTGGCGAACCGGAGGTGATATAATGCAGGGATTCAGCGGCAGGATAGTTACGCAAAAAAATCTGAACGGCGTTATCGACAAGCCGAGAACCGTTGTTGACAGCGACTATGAGCTTTTGGAAAATAAGCCGAGCGTTGAGGGCGTTATGCTCAGCGGAAATAAATCTCTGGAGGATCTCGGTCTGATTTTTGACAGTAAAACCATAATCAGGGAAAACGGCATACTTACCGTTGCGGACGGCAGTCATAAACATACCGCAGAAAATATTGAGGGATTGCAGGAGGCTCTTGACGCGGCGGCGGATCATGCGGCGGACACGGACAATCCTCACAATGTTACTAAGTCCCAGCTTGGTTTGGGAAATGTGGAGAACAAGTCCTCGGAAGCTATCCGCGGGGAGCTGACTAAAGCGAATGTTACCGACGCTCTTGGTTATACGCCGCCGACCGCAAATACAACTTACGGCGCGGCTACTCAATCCGCTGACGGCTTAATGTCATTTGCCGATAAAAAGAAGCTGGACGGCATTGCGGCGGGGGCGCAGGCGAACACTATCACAGGCGTTAAGGGCGGCGCGGAATCGTCCTACAGGACGGGTCAGGTAAATATCACGGCGGCAAATATCGGTTTGGGAAACGTGGAAAACAAGTCCTCGGAAGCTATCCGCGGGGAACTGACTAAAAAGAATGTTACCGACGCTCTTGGTTATACGCCGTCATCGGACGGTGCGGTCGAAACGGTTTCAAGTTCGGTCAGACGCCGGCAGCGCCCGTCCGACTTATTCAGAATTTTTTAGAAAGGGTTGATTTTTATGCAGCAGGTTTATTGGATCAAGTCCTCACAGACCTGGACGTGTCCCAAAGCGGGAGCGTGGAAAATAGTATGCGTCGGAGGCGGAGCAAGCGGAGGCATGACATTTGGCGGCAATGTCAGCGCACTGCAATCATCGGGAGGTACAACGTCCTTTGGGAATCTTTTATCGGCTCCGGGAGGCGCGGCTGAAACTGTTTGTACATCGGGTATAAACTGCTGCGGAGGATACGGCGGTTATGACGGAATGAACTACGGAGGTACCCCTATAATAAAAGTTGGTGATAGCACGTCCGCTTCATCATCAAACGGAGGGGCGTTATGCGGCGCAGGATTGGGGTACGGTGCGGGAGGAGGTGTAGGCTTAGTCGGTCAGATAAATTTCAAGAACGGAACCTCGCAGTCTACCGCGCACGTTTATGCCGTTCCGGGAAAATGCGGCGGAATGGCTATGGGAATTTTCGATCTTACGCTGAATCAAAGTATAATCTGCACTGTGGGAATGTCCGCAAAACCGACTATTAACGCAAGTACGCTTATACAGCAGTACAAGAAATACAGCCCCAATATTACGGAGATCGCGGACGCTGCTGCGGCTAAAGTTGCGGAAGCTGTCACAGCAGGTACAGCGGGAGTCATATACATTGAATTTTTAGGATAGGAGTGGTGATTTATGTACGTTAGACTTGACGGAAAAATCGTTATCGAAATCATACCCGATATCGCCCCGGCGTTTCCGGGCGTTACAGTGGAAGAAAGATTCCCCGCGGACTTTATTGCGGAGCTTATACACGTAGAGGACGGTACGGAGGTTGAGACCGGAATGGAGTACAATGCGGAAACAGGCGGCTTTGGGTACCGTGTCTCGACCGTTATCCCCGATCTTCCCGATGAATCTATTGAAGAACCGTCGGATATCTCGCAGGCGGAGATCAATCTGGATTTTGAGTACCGCTTGTCGTGCATTGAGTTGGGAATCGGCTGAAAGGAGGGTTTGATATGACTTTTGAGATCGTAAAAAAGGCTATTGAAGTCCAGAAGCGGAAAGGCACTCTTGATTGCAACGCTATGATGAACAAGCTGGACGTTTTCCTGCTTAACGGCAGGATATCCGAAGAGGAGTACAACGAGGTCGCTAAAATGATGATGGAGGAGAATTGAAATGCAAATTAAGGAAAAATTCTGTACGAAAAATCAGTGCTATCAGGTGGGAAAAGCTTTTGCACCAAAGGGTTTAATGCTCCACAGCGTCGGCTGCAATCAGCCCTCCGCGGAGGTGTTTGCAAATCAGTTTAACAGCTATCAGCCTAATGGCAGACAGATTTGTGTACACGGCGTTATTGACGCAAATCATGGAGAAATGTTACAGCTCCTGCCTTGGACTATGCGCGGCTGGCACGGCGGCGGGAAATCCAATGACACTCACATCGGCATTGAGATGTGCGAACCAGCTTGTATCAAGTACACCCAAGGCGCGAAGTTTACCTGTTCCGATATGACAACGGCGCGGAAAAACTGCGAAACGGCGTATAACTCTGCGGTAGAGCTGTTTGCGTATCTTTGTGAAAAGTTTGGATTTGATCCTCTTGCGGACGGTGTTATCGTCAGTCACTGCGAGGGACATAAGCGCGGCATTGCTTCCAATCACGGCGATCCCGAACATCTCTGGAACGGTTTGGGAATGGCGTACACTATGGACAGTTTTCGCAAGGACGTTGCCGCTGCTATGGGTGCGGCGGACAAGCCTTCCGGTACCGAAAAGTATTATGTGCAGGTCGGGGCGTTTGCAAGTGAAGAAAACGCGCGGAAATATCTTGAAACAGTGAAGAAAGATTATCCCGACGCGTTTATTAAAAGGTTTTAGGAGGTGCTATCATGAACGACGTTTTAAAAAGCGTTGTCAGCGGTATTATCGGCATTGCGGGGTTTCTTATCGGAGAGTTCGACGGTTTGTACAAAGCCTTGCTTGCGCTGATTATTGCTGACTACATAACGGGTGTTATCGTTGCGATCGCAAAGAAACAGCTTTCCAGCGAGGTGGGCGCAAAGGGTATCGCAAAGAAAATTCTTATGCTGATTGTTGTTGCGGTGGCTAATGTGCTTGACGTTCAGATCATCGGCGGCGGTGCTGGGCTTAGGAATATCACGATTATTTTCTATGCGGCGAATGAGGTTATTTCGCTTCTGGAGAACACGGGCAAACTGGGTTTGCCGTATCCGCCTAAGCTGATTGATGTGCTGGAGCAAGTGAAAAATAAGGAGAAATAAAGTTATATCCCCGCGGGTGGTTGCCTGCGGGGATTGACTTTACAATGATTAATATGTTTTGGCTGTAAATATATAATAATGTAAAAATAAGTTGCATTTTCTATAAAAATGCAGTATAATATAATAAATTATTAATTAGGAGGATAATATGACTTTTATGAATTTAAAACCTGTTGTTGATTTTATTGTTAATTTATTGATTGACATAAAAAAAGACGATATTTATGATAGTTGGAAATATAGGCGAAAAATTAAAAGTGTTTTAAAGAGTGATATTAAAAATATAAATCGAATTTTCCTTGACGTTAAAATTGATGATAAAATGTTTGATTTGATAAATGATTTTCTCATTGGAACAATATTTATAGATAAATCATTTTATTACCCTACGGAACTAACCGCCGAACAAGAAAATAAAGCATTGGAAATGTTTCAAGAACGTATCAAAAAATCATTGGGGGATAGTTATGTTAAACCTGATTATAAAAAAGTAATTATAAAATGTATTAATTTACATAATAAAACAGTAACTGATATTTTAATGAGTTTTGAAAGCACACTTCAAATGAATGTAATGCAAATGAATTATAAATCTATCGAACAAGAATTAAATAAAATATTTGGAGCATTAAATACTAATACAAGAATTCAAAACGATGATGATGAATTGGACTTTTTAGTTCTTCAATTGGAATCAGTTATGAAATCGTATATGCTTGATATAAAACAACTTAGAAAGCAAGAAATATTTATTTTTATTTGTTTAACAATTGTAATTTTAACAATATGCATAGTACCTACTCATTTTATAAATTATATAGAAAATTTTATTAGTGAAATATATATTTGTATCATTGTAATGTTTTTTGTTACCGTTGTTATATATAAGTTGCTTAAAATTTTCAAAAAGTTAAACTACTTAGAAAATAAATTTGAAGATCATAGACGTTGTCTTTTTGCTAAACATTTATACTATTACGATGGGACTTTAAGAAAAAAATTTAACGATTCTATTATTGATGATTTTATAGATTATAATTAAAAGTTTAAATATTCCAAATTTATACATTTAAATATAATAAAAGCCGATGAAAAATCAGCGGCTTAACTTTACTCCAAACACACCATTTATTATTATGATTTGTTCGGATAAGTTTAGGTTTGGCTCCCCAAGTTGGACTCGAATTACCTATCACACTTATTCCGACTTTGAGTAAAATTCAGTCAGATGACGTATTTAAGCCATTTGAAAGCACTTATCTTTAAGTTAAATATCGTATCTTTTAGCAATGTTTTCTATCTTTTAATGACCAAATAAAGACCAAAATGTATGGTATATTTCTGCTAATATTAAAATTCAATAGTATTGTATAATATAATTTAAATTAATTATTACTATAATAATTATTAAGAAAGTATCTAATTAATTCTATTTCTTCTTTATCCATATCATTACTTTTAATCAAGTCTTCGTAAATAATATTCATAACTATTTTAATAATCTTTTCTCTTGAATGCAAGCTAAAGTAACTCCTAGATATATCGGTATCATATTTAGATGACTTGATATTAATATATGTTCTATTAATATCAATTCCGTCAATTTCATATGGAATATTAATATTATTATCCAAAATCCGTATACCATTTAAATATACTAAATTCAA